CGCTTCTTTCTTCCAGCGATGAATCGCGACAGCCAATTGCTGATACATTTCAACGCCCATCATTTCGCTGTCGGGATCATCTTCAATGCCAATCACTTCTGCTTTCTCAAAGCCGATGGGGTTGATGGTAATGACGATTTCGGCATATCCTCTCGGCATGATTTCCACCTCGATATTGTTGCCTTGCACCCGCCCTTTTTTTGTTGACGGGGGGGGCATGAGGTAACATGGTATCACGTCAAATCTTAACATATCATAGGGTCACCTGTCAAGGCTTACGATGTCATATCGAACATTGTACGGCACCAGAATCCCACATCGTTCCGCAAAAGCAACCAGAGGATGAGTCGGTGGCATTGGTTCGGGGGGCTTCCCAAACTCCTTACCCATCGGGTCAGCAAGGTATGGGAGATTGGACAGGTACTCATTGAGTTGCACAAATGTCAACTGCTCAACCTCCCAGACCTTGAAGCTGTAGAACTTTGCCATCAAGCCAACGATATATCCCCAGTTTCGGAGGATTCGTCTTTTTTTTGGCTTGTTTCCTCCCCTACATCTTCGGTGGCAGGCATCCCTGCCATCATGCGCCAAGCCAGTCCCCACTCATTGAAGGTGTGCACATTTATCATCGCTTCCAGATGGGCTTTATCTGGGATTTCAGGATTCAAGTCCCGAACGCCAAGCCAGCAGATCTCTAGGAGCGCGTCAAACTCATGTTTCGTCAACAGCATTCCAATGTCAAAGCCCTGCCAATCCTTGAACTTTCCCTTCAATTCTTTGAAGTCTCTGATGGACAGCCCGCGCCCCTTGACCTCTTGTCCCATGATGGGGAAAGTAAAAACGGGATTGAAGGTGTCGAAAAACCCCTGATCGATATGGGGGCGGTTCTCATTCGTTTGTTGATTTTTCATGGTAAAAAAAATAGATCACGGACCTTGAAGAATTTCGGATTAAAAAACATTTCGGATTTCGGATTGGAAGAAGTGTTCTTCAATTCCGAAATCCGAAATCCGCAATCCGCAATTCTTCTCGCGTGATCTATCTATTCCCTCCTTGCCGTCTTTAGAACCTAAGACGGCGTTTGTCACAAATGGATTTCGTCTCTTACCGCGTCGGGGTCATATCCTATTATCTCCACCAGTTGACCTCGCAGCGGGGTTATTATCAACTCATCAGGTATAACATCAAGCCCATCAAGCTGCGCATGGGCTATGATGCACCCAATCTTCTGAGGCGCGGAAACCCCGAAAAGGTGAACGCGCACGGGCTGACTCTCTATGGGGACATTCAACCAGTACATTTCGGCTTCAAATGTCTGATTAACTTCACCATGCGTCTTTGGAGCCGAAGCTAATCGCCAGCGAAAGAAGCCCCCCAATGCTTGCGTACTTTCCAGATTCCGAATAATGCCTGCATCGCCTTGTTGAATCATGCCTTGAGTGCTAACGTGTTTACGCCAGCAAAGTCAATCGTCATCGTCTCAATATCTGCCGCCGGGGCGGCTTGTGTAAGCCCTCTCACCAAAGCCGTTCCCTGCCAACGCGGAAGGGTTGCCGTACCGTGATAAAAGGCAATCACAACAGTTGGCTTCGTCACCGATAAGACTCGATTCATAAATAGCGTCTGGTTCGACGATGGATCGCTTAATCCTTCCATCGTTCCCGTCCAATCTAAAATCCCCTGAAGTCGTGACACCCAATTGGAAGCATGTTTGCGGATTTCTGCTTCCCCTGCGGTTATGTTCAGTGTCCAACTGGTACTTTCGATTACGCGGGTTGCGGTATTTCCGCTCGTCGTTTTATACATACCGCCCGATTTTCCGTGCTGTACTGCCATGATGTATTACTCCTTTTCCCCTCCTCTTGAAGAATTGCGGAATGCGGAATGCGGATTGCGGAATTAAAATCCGAAATCATCAATCCGAAATCCGCAATTCTTCCCATTCAGTAGCAGGCACCGTGAGGGAATGTACGGTAAAAGGCTTCGGAGTGGTGGTCGATCCCCGTCCCCCTGCCTGCTACACTTCATGAGGAATTGCGGAATGCAGATTGCGGATTGCGGAATTAAAATCCGAAATCATCAATCCGAAATCCGCAATTCTTCTCATCTGCTATAAACCACATACTCCAAAGGCTGATGAAATACATTTCCGCCCTGCTCGGTTGCTTCAATCATCAGTGGAAGAATACTTGACCGACGCAACGCAATCTCGGATAACGAACCCAATCCAAGCGCATTGTTATCCAGCGTTGTCGCAATCTGCGTGTGAATCTGATTTACCGTCAATGCCGACTGTCCCCAGATGTCAATCTGCCATGCGTGCATATTTAAGATACCACTCCCCTGCTGAAGCTGAATCGGCACGCCCGACACAGGAAAGAATGAAATGTACGGATAGGCCTGGTTCTGGGGAGCATTGGCGAAGTAAACCCCTTGCGTCAACGAGACAATCGTACTGTTGGCAATCAGCTTCGATCGGAGTTTCCTCGCCACATCATTTTGGTTGATCACTTTAAGCCCCTCCAAGCACCTTAAAGAAGGCAGGTCGCAACCAAGGGCGGGGCTTGATTCGTTCGGTCCCTAATTCTAAATCCCGTCCATAGGTGACATTGGTCCCTACCCGTGCCTCAAATTGCGATGTCGAGGATTCAAACTCAAAACTAATTGATGAGCGCAACCGCCCTGTATCCACATGCGGAGGCTCACCTGGCGCACTCGGTACATGGGGCTTTCCGCCGCCCACCATCGACCGCTTCGCCTCGTTGACAATCTCAAGGGCTTTGCGGCGAATGAATTGCTCGACCTCTTGGCGGGTCTCTAAGATGACAAAAGTTGTATTGTCTTTAATGGTAACTGGCATGATAACGTTGTCTTAGGTTTCTAAAAGACAACTAAACTAACGGCTTGAGAATCTCAAAGCTGTTTTCTCCTACGGTGTCATAGGTGGTGTCATCGACGAGAATATGCCGATCATAAAGTCCTGGCTGCGTCGTCGCAAGCGTCTGGTAGATGTGGTAGTATTTTCCCTTACTCACGCTTGACATCGAAACGGCATTCACTTTGACCGATTTATCTTCCCTGAATTTGATGGTCATCTTAGCAGCAACTGCGGGATTAAAGAGGGTTGCGGCCGTGAATGGATTGCTTGTGGTTCGCGACTTGAGTGTTACTAAACTCAAGACGGGTTCACCCGCTGTATAGGTTATCATCGGTTACACCCTCCGAACTTTGAAGAATTGCAGATTGCGGATTTCGGACGCGAAGAATTGAGGATTTCGGACGCGAAGAATTTCGGAATGATCCGAATTTCGGATTTCGGAATTGAAGATGTCTCTTCCAATCCGCATTCCGCAATCCCAAATCCGCAATTCTTCCTAATTCCCCAAGGTCCGCAATCTCTTCCCAGTTACACCCTCCGAACGCCAATGCTCCAGTCCAGTTGAATCTTGTTTGCATTTGCCAGCGTAAGCGTCACTTGTGTAATCCGTGACATCATGGTGCCAACAGCAACCGTCTGTGAGTTAAAGATGCCGTATTCCATAATGCTCTTTGCCGTCGTCAGTGTGAATGTTTTAACGAATTGGACGGTTGTGAGGGTTCTGGTGATGGTAGCCGCCGCCCTCGATAGCCCGCCCGTTGTCAATTCACTCACTAGCGCAGAGTTGGCGGGGGTTGCACCTGTTCTGTTGGTCCCCATTGCAAGGTGTGTGAATCCCCTGCTTGACTTCTTTCCAATCAAATCGGCGACATGATACCGCCCTACATTGACGATGGTATTATGAGCGGGTGCAAATTCAACAATCTTTCCATCGTTCATCGTGACCCTACGAATCAGGATTCCGTGAAGCTCCATTTTCAACCCTCCTTTTTTCCATCTCTTTTAAGAGCATAAGGGAATTGCGGATTTCGGATTGATGATTTCGGATTTTAATTCCGCAATCCGAAATCCGCAATTCTTCCATCTCTTTTAAGAGCATATCCCATGCCTGTGTGATTCGCTTATTTAGCTGAAACCGTGCATCATTCCTGAGTTCAGTTATGCCGCTATCGGTTTGAATTCGCCGAACTAATACCTCTGTAAGCCCTGATGCCTCTTTAGCCATTATCTATATTCACCTCAACCATTTTAGCAGACTCAGTTGAAATATCAAGAAATGACTCGGATTCGATAAGGGTATCAAAGAATCGTTGCGCTAACAGTTCCACGAAAACAGGGATTAGGATTGCCGTGACGATAACTTGTCCAAAAGTTGCGGCTTCTGATAACCCCAAATGCTCAAGTAAAATTTGCGTGACTGTTTTTGTGAAGGACTCTTGTAATAACATCGCTTCATCGTGAGTCACTACCACCATTCGGGTTTCAGATTCAATCAAATCCAATGATTCAAGGAATGCCTGAATCACTAAAAGTGCTTTTGTGAATGACTCGGCCAACCCAACCGACTCAGCAAAAATCTCGGTCGGCATTCTGACATTAGCCTCAGATAATCCCACCGACTCCGAACGAACCATTGAAGCCAACAAAGCCCTTGATTCAGTCAACCCTAATGATTCTAAGAATGCTTGAATCAATTTGGCAAGAGACGATTCCGCTAATCCGATTGACTCCTCATAAATCTGGGTCGGCTGTCTAACTTGAGACTCGGATAATCCCACCGACTCCAAGCGTACCATTGAAGCTAATAACATCTGAGATTCAGTCACCCCGAATGATTCTAAGAATGCTTGAATCAATTTGGCAAGAGAAGATTCTGCCAACCCAACTGACTCAGCAAAAATCTCGGTCGATATTCTGACGTGAGACTCGGATAATCCCGTTGACTCCGAGCGAACCATTGAAGCGAGTAAAGCCCGAGATTCAGTCAGCCCTAATGATTCTAAGAATGCTTGAATCAGTTTGGCAAGAGAAGATTCTGCCAACCCAATTGACTCAGTATAAATCTGGGTTGGTTGATGGATCAATGCTTTCGATAACCCAACCGACTCAGTAAAGATTTTTGTTGTTATGCCTGTCGTCGGTACAAAATACACCCGACGCCGAACATCTGGGAAGAAATTAACGTAGAGTTGTTTAACTTCAGAGTCCATCAACGCACGATTGTATAGTAACACGCCGTCCATTTTGCCCGTGGCATATTCGCCCACATTCGCGCTCCGCCCAATATTAAGAGCAGTCGCATAAATATTCAGATTCCCCGATACCGCAGTGCTAGTTGCTTGCAAAATGCCATTTACATATATTTTTCCAGTGACTCCATCGTAAGTACCCACGATGTGCAGTCTCTGTCCAGCGCTATATGTTGCAGTCGTAGTCGCCGCCGCTAACGTTGAGCCAACGCTGTAGTTAAAAGACAGCGTTGCACCAGAACCAAACCTAAAACCATATTGATAAAAGGGGCTGGTATGGGTTGATTTTGGCTTTAACAGTACTGTGTTTGAGGTTACATCAGTCGGCACAAGACTCGCCGCAATGGTAATTTGAGCAGGATTTAGAATTGGGGTATCTGGGATTGACACATAATCATTAATTCCATCATAAGCTAGAGCATGTCCAAATTGCCCCACATTCCACCCAGACGTGGGACTCGGCGGAGAGGCCATGCCCGTCAGCGTTCCGTGATGGCCTTGCCCCGAATAATCATGAGCGACCTGCCCCCCACCTTCCAGAAAGAACCATGCCCCAACCAAGCCACGCCAGACGGAATCCACGCGCCACCGACCATCTGATAACTCACCGACCGAGGGCTTTAGGGTTCGTCTCATTTTATTGAACCTCATCAATGATGGGGGTTATCACGAAGTGGGTCTCTACATCATCTGAATGAAATGCAGCGTTCGATTCATTTTTTATGATGAGTGTCCCGTAGCGCTCGGGGGCAGAAAAGATTGAGACGAATGCAATTTGCACAGTCCCTGTGATTTGCGCCGTGCAAATAAAGATTCCGATTTGTTGCAATTGCGCAACGCTTGCGGCAAGATTTGAGGAATAACCCGCGTAAGCAGACGAACTACCAGAGACTCCGCCTGGGTTACTATTTGCGGCAACACTATCAGAAGATGGTGCCAAATAGATCTGAACGGTGTCACCAGCTGTAGGTGTTGCAGCGAACTCAATCGCGGCGGTGAGTGAGAATTGTGCTGCACGAGTTGCACCGAAATCAAACTTAGCACTTTGCCACGCGGCACCATCGGCCAATGATGCTACCGCCGCTTGTACTGTTGTTGGCGTTCCTTGCCGCAAATCATTTGCTGCTACCGGGCCGAAGTCACCTGCATGGTCAGCAAAAACAAGCTGAGTTCCAACCTTTTGTAAGACTTCGTTTGGCATCACACACCTACCTTCCGCGCTCGTTCAATCATCCCGTAAGTGGTTTCCGCCCCAATCCCAAATGCCTTCTCAAGGGTACTCGCCGCATGACGAGCAAGATTATTCATCAAGTCTGTTTTCTCGTCCGCTGTCATGACGCCTCCAGCAATAAGAGCATCAAGTAGTGCTTGATTCTCTGGCTCATTGAAGTTAATTTCAGAGATAGTGCCATCCTGAAACATTAGTATCCCGGCACGGCAGATTGACCGAATCGTAGAATCAATATGCGCCGTCTGATTGGTGTTTAATCGATCTAACAATCCGTTCCCACCTGTCCATTGAAGCACACGATACTTGGGCGTGGCAATGGGCACATAGATGCCAAGTGTCTTATCGTGCAGAAGTACATAGATTTCTTTGTCTGTTTTGAGCCATGATAACCCAATCGTGTCGGGGTCTGTGGTTATGTGGTTTGCTAATTCTTGTTCGGTCATATCATTCTCTCCGTAATGACTTCCAAATGATGAATTGTCCCTTGCCCACCTGGAAACTTATCGACTCGCAACACATTGTAGGATTGGCCGAGCAATTGAATCCGCCCCGGCTCCGTAACAGGTGTTGATGGAAGAAAAAAGAATTTGTCGCGGTTCACATCGACAATCCGCGCGGCACTTCTGTTTTCGCCTGCGATAAGTACCGCCGTCTTTCGGCATTTGTAAGCCGTGCCTGCCGTGTATGATACTGTCACTTCACCGATTGCATTGACGGCAGTGGCAAAGGATTGGACTGTGCATGTGGAATAAAGCAGGGCGTTTAGGCTCATCAGTCTAAATAAAATCCTCTGTATTTGGCTAATACCGAATCGACTTCAGGAGGGAATTTCTCGGTATAGCTTACTGAGTAATCCCCAATGGACTCTGATCTTATCTGTCGTCTGGCTGCGCCATAATTGCTTCGATCAAAATGATAAACAACCATGCTCACGGCGGCGCGCTCAAGATCGAAAGGAACTTTAGGCTTGACTGATGTTCCGCCCGTATAGGCAGTTGCACCTGTCAGATCTGCACTCGTATTAAACCCAATAATCGGCAAAAAGGTCTTTGTACCGCTGTTAGCAAAAACCTTGAGTTTGGTTGCGGCGGCATTTCCGGCAGTCCGAATCATTTTGAATTTGCGGGTCGTGGTCACATAGTTGAGTTGATAGGTATTTAAGCCCGCTCCGCTCATTTCAGACGCCACAATCGAGCCGAGCGTAATGGGATCATATTCACCTGGAGGAATGGTCACGGTATACCGAGTCCCTCCTGTCGTGTGCTCGGAGAAGGCGAATTGGGTACTGCCGAAATTGACGGCGAGCAAGGCGTACCCTGCATGATAGAAGATTCTAACATTTCGGTTGCCTTCCCCAAAAACTCCCCACTGATTATAAATCTGAACCGCCCCATCCATCGAAGGGTTTATGGCGCGGCTGGTAGCGGGTATGATGTCAATGGTTCTCTCAAACTTGCGCTCTATGTCAACAATCAACGTCTGAATGGCGAGGATTGGATATTGCGGAGTAAAGAGGGTACTCCTGCCCGTTCCGTCAAGGTCATGTCGATAGTCACGCGCGATAATCCCCCTGCCGATTGAGGATTCAAAGTCTCGCGTGACCTGCTCAATGGTTCGTTCAATCCACGCATCACGACGAGTATTGATGTCAGCATCGGCTATATCTAATTCAGTTTTGATTCTGCCCAATGTCACGAGCGCAAATGTTGAGACTGCCACTTATTTCCCCGCATCTATATTCACAGTAATGGTTTTGATACCGGGCGTTCCCGGTTTCGTGAACGGTTTAATAATGAGCCATACCGATTCATCAGAAAACGGCCCCGTATTGTTTGCCTCATCGACCGCACGCACCTTGATTCGGTATTTTTCTGGCTTTACACTGACTCGATGATACTCAAGCCCGTCAACTATACCCGCTTGAGCCCATGGGCTCGTATCAAACTGGATGTAGACCTCATACTTTAATCCATCAGGACCCTCAGCCGCTGTCCATACCCAAGTATTGTCAAAAGAACCAACACCCAATTGAATAATCAACATCAGGAGAATGTCAAAGAATATGAGCATTTAAGTCCTCTGGCTTGATATGATAACAACCATGATGTTGTACGCTAATGGATGCCGCTAGATTTGCTAGTTTTGCTGCTTCTAATGCTGTCATTCCTGATGACAACCCTAACGTGTATGTCGCAATCACAGTATCTCCTGCGCCAGTTACATCAGCGACTTCGACTCGGTGTGCAGGGATTTCGTAGGTCTGCTCCCCTTCCATCAATACCATTCCCTGCTCCCCTCGCTTTAAGAGAAGCTGTTTCGGATTGAGCATTCGCTGGATTTGTTCGCAAGCCAATTGATGATCGGTCTGTTCTGTTGCCTTCAATGCTTCTGATAGGTTCGGAGTAATTGCGGTGAAACCTTGATATTCCCAGAAGTTTCGTTGCTTGGGGTCAACGACAATCGGAATATCGCTTGAAGAATTTCGGATTTCGGATTGATGATTTCGGACCTTGGGGAATTGCGGATTTCGGATTTCGGATTGAATTCCGCAATCCGCAATCTGCAATCCGCAATTCTTCATAATTCCGCAATCCGCATTCCGCATTCCGCAATTCTTCTCAATCTCTCGGAAGAATGCAATTGAATCGGGTGTCAAAACCCCTTTGTCATAATCCGAGAGGATAATGCCATTGAAGGTCAACCGCCGCAATGCCAATTCCATCGCTTTTTCAATTTCATGGATTTGTGTCTTTGTCTCTTGATCGAAGCGAATCATCTGCTGATGCCCTGAGACAAGGCGGGTCTTGAGGGTTGTTTGGCGATCTGGGATGGACAAGGGAATAAAGGCTACCCGATGCAATGTCAATAGATTCCTAACGATTTGCCCCGGCATATCCTCGCCGACATGCCCCATCAAAAAAGCCTGCGCTCCCAATGACGCAACATTCGCCGCGACGTTCGCCGCACCACCCAATTGATTGCGAATCTGGTGCACATCGAGTATGGGGACGGGTGCCTCTGGTGACATCCGCTCAATCTTTCCCTCAAGGTACTGATCGAGCATGATGTCGCCAACAATCAAGATTCGCTTACCCCTGAATAGCCGTCCAATTTTGTTCTCGCTCAGTCTCATTTCCATAGTTCAATACTTTTTGGTATTCAACTTCCGCATCAATAACCCGTGCCCGCAATTCAAACCCACAGCCAATCGGGCTTTGATAAGGCGACACGCTGATGGACATAGGCATTTTAGTGGGCAGGACAAGCCCAAAGTCGGTATAAGTTTCGCTCTGATCTGTTGGCGTTTTATCGCCCACATCTTCTGCAACTGTTATTCCGTCCGCTGGTATTACCGAGTGCGTCTCAAGAAGCTGGAAATACTTGTCGCGCTTGTAGGTTCTTGTGATGGGCTTTCTAGCATCGTCGGTCCCTAAATTTTCTGTTACATCTTCAGTTTTATACCCCTCCTGCAAAGTCAATACTTGCTGATAGATGTCATTAAGCAGAGCGTCGCAGGAGTCTTGTAGTTGTGTGTTTTTAAGTGGCATAATTTTATGAAACGGCTATCCCCCATCTTCTCCCTAAATATCGTGTAGCCCTTGCCAGCTCCCCCGCATTCATCCCGCGATTATGCAATGATTGTTCCAGGTAATCCGCCGCAACAAAACTGGTCTGCGATGTAAAGTTTCTCGCGCCTATCACCGCATTCGTTGTTATGCTGATTGAACCGCTTTGAGCCGCTTGTCCGTCCTGAACCCCATTTAGATAAATCGTGATGTTCGTTCCGTCAGCCACTACCCCGAGAACATAGGCGGTCGCGGTTGCTATGCTCGTAGCTCCCGTTACCGTGATTGCATTGTAAATCACTGATAACTTATCATTCGCGTCAATCTGAAAAGAAAAACCGTCCGCCGCCGAATCCCGATTATCAAACAGAATTTCAACTGCACCTGTATCCGTTCTTCTAATGAAAGCGCAAAAATAGGTAAAATCGGAGTAAGAGAATGGGGTCGCAAAGGCGAGATAGTCATTGACACCATCCGTGCGAATAGACGGTTTTCCGTTTTGAACCCCTGTGATAAACTTCGATTTAGTCGTTACATTTCCAGTTTGAGTCGCATTAAATCCATTCCCGCTCAAATCCGTCCATTGCCGAACAGAATCGTTATTCACTGCGTCTTTTAAGGACACACCATCATTCTGGGTTACCGTGTTGTTGTCGGTGAGGGTATTTGCCCCCCAACTATCCGCTCTTGTTCCACTTTCCTCGCCAAGTTTGAAGTAGGCAACGCCTCCGCTTGCGGCATTGATGTTTGCACCGTCTGTTCCCGCAAGTCCCAAGTCCTCAAATCGCCTGCCATTGTTGTCATTATAAAGAAAAGTTATTTCGGCGGCGGTGTAGATTTGTTTAGCGATAATGACATCGTGCGCTCTCCCGTTGAAATAATTGGCGATATTATACCTTCCGATTTCAAAGTCTGCTGTTCCGTCTTGAACTCCGCCAGTATTTGCTGCTGTATTAAATGCGCCATCATTAACACTTATACCAATAAGGTCGGCTGCAGTATTATGATACGCAGTAACAAAATACCAAGCCCCTACAGAGACCGCGCCAAAAGTTGTCGCGGCGACCTCGGAAGTTGCTGTATCTAGGGTATTGCGAACCTGAAATCTAAATGTCGTCACCCCGGCAGAATTATTAACAAAAATCAAATACTCTCTTTTACTAACTACGCTTTCCCATTTACCTATAAGTCCAAAATGACTGCCGATTGCGGGTAATGTATCAAAATACACCCACCCCGCAAGCGTAAAATCCACATCCCCCATTGAGAGCGCGGCGTTATCCGCAACGGACAAATACTCGCTGTTTGCCGCTATGAACTGCGCCGCGTTACCGCTTTTGACATTACTCACATTTGCGGGACTTGGCGAAGCATCTAGCCATAACTTGCAATCTGGGATATGGGTCAGATTGAACCAATCCCCCTTATTTTTCTGATGTTTGGTTCCGAATGGGTTAAAGTGCATACGGCTTCTTCTTTCAGCAAGACGCCTTCGCTAAATCCATGCCGCAATTTCTACGATCACATTGGTGCCGGGCGTCGCGAAGTAAACGGTTGCATTCGACTTTAGTTTGAAACCGTCCACATCGAAAATCTGTCCAGAAATGAGGGTTGTGTAAGGGTTGGTTGGGGTTGCCACCTTATTCGCCTGAAAAGCATAGCGGATATTGTATTGCAAACCCGTTGATTTCGGACGGCATTGGAAGAAGAAACGGCGAGTTTTCGCAGGGATAGTCGCCGTGTACTGTTTGTTCGCCGTGACCAGGGTTGTATTGATCAGGGTTGGGATGATGAATTGGGTTGCATTGAGCCTGAGAATATTCAGGTTCTCTTGAGAGGATAATAAGGCAGTAGCCAATGAAAGCGTTGCTGACATAATCTACTCCTCCGCCGTGTACTCAAACATGGAGGCGAATAGCTCGGTGTCCGCCCCTGCACTATTGCCAGTTGGATAAATCTGGATGGCTACAACGTCTACCTTGGCGAAGGTCGCGTAGGTCATGACATTCGTGAACTTACGGGGAGCAGTTGCGCCCGCAGTCAGAATCTTGGTTGATAGTGCCTTCGCCGCTGGGATTGCCACTGCGGTTTGAACGTGACGAAATGAACCCTTGAACGTTACTGTCGTCGATGCCGCTTTCGCACGCGCAAAGATGGCAAGATTCTGGGTTTTGACGGTAGTGCTATAGTTGTCTGGAATAACCAATTCTTGTAATAGCTTGATAGTTGCCGTCGCAGGCCAGGTGATTTTATGAACACCCGATGCTGTTGAAAAGTAGGGGAGGGTCACACTGGAAACGGCACCGAGTACGGTCCCGCTTGCCATCTTCCATAAGGAGAGCGGAAGCTGCCTTACCCGCCCCGCTATCTTTCGATGAGCCGTCTTGTTATGGGTGGTTCCCCCCGTCATACCCGTCGGAGGAGTGGCAAGCGTAGAATATAGTACCGTCCCCCCATCCCCCGAAATCCCATCATGCCGGTGGAGGGTTCCACCGGCACCGAACTTCTTGCGGAGATCATCGACGAAATCGGACAGATAAACACCTTGCCCGCATATAGGCTCGGCTCTTTTTGCCTGATTGAATGATGCTTGTAATGTCGCACCCATGATAGAAGAATTGATCCGAATTGCGGAATGCGGATTTCGGACCTTGGGGAATTTCGGATTTCGGATTTCGGATTAAATTCCGCAATCCGCATTCCGCAATTCTTCAAGGTTCCGCAATCTGCAATCTGCAATCTGCAATTCTTTTCCTCCTTTAGTCAATGTAATCGCCAAGCAAAACGACTATCGGGCGGGTCAAGCCCCGATTGAGCGTGACGGTTGCGGTAAAATGAACCGAAATTACATCCTGCGCAGAGCCCACAGCATAGCCCGCCTTGAATTTATTGAGGGTGGCGAGCTGGCTATACACCGCTCGGTTAAGGCTGATGGTCCCAGGGCTTGCCCCTTTCCCAACAACCGTCCCCTGCGCAATCTGGGTGGATTTCGTGAAATTATAGAGCTTTGCTACCATGTAATTCGTAGCTGGGTGCCCAGAGGTAACAGTCTGTTGTGCAACAACGCCGAACTCACGAAATCGAATACGTCGATCTAATCTTGTAATTACATATCGGTTCGTACCAGTCGCAGGAACGGCCGTCCCGCCGCTCACGGGAACCGGGACAGAGAGCCGAAATTCGAGTCCGCTTGCGGATTTAACAATAGTAGGCATTGAAGTGTCCTCCTTTTTTAATGAGTGTTGGGGAATTATGAAGAATTGCGGATTGATGATTGCAGATTGCGGATTGGAAGAAACGTTCTTCAATTCCGAAATCCGAAATGTTTTTTAATCCGAAATTCCCCAAGCGTCCTACGTTGGCACGTTAAAGCCTGTTGCGCAAGTCGTGTTCCCCGTGGGGAGCATCTGCTGGAAGGCTTTACGGGTTGAAATAACAATCGTATCCATCCCCGTCGTGATGTCTCGATCTTGTTCGATGATGTCTTCGCGTCGGAATCCCATCATGAATTGTCGATGATTGACATAAGCGAAGCCGGTGGTAGTACCCGTTCCCGCGTCTTTGCCCGTTGCAGCGGCAAGTGTCGCAGAATACTGTGGCGAAACAATGACAGGACGGCCCAACCACACATTCACAACGCCGTTGATGTTGGTTGGCAAACTGATTTTTTCTGCCGTTTTGACTTCATCGAAAACCGTTGACTTGATGTAGGCAACGTTGCTGGAAATCCACGCGCCTTCATTGACTTTTACACCAAATTTGCCGGCCTTTAAGAGGACTTCCCCGAAGTCGTTATAGGCATAAGCCGTACTGCCAGTTTGCACATCATACGTTGCGGATTCCCGATCTGCGATTTTGCGAATCCCTGGCCATGCCTTGCGGACGTCGTCGGCATCCGTGACAACGGTATCAAAATGAGTCGCACTATCATCTCCGTTGAGAAGCCCATTTTCCATACCCTCTGCCATACCGCGTGGAATCAACTCGGTTCGGAGTTTAGGGACATACGCAGCAAGCGCGTCCTCTGTCATTTTCCGAGTTAATAGCATCCGCCCGGCCAATTCTTTGGTCGTTAGCGTAATGACATCCTGGGTGGGTTGAGATGAACGATATTTAGAGGCGGGATCGGTTGTCGGTTCGCCGCGCAAATAGCTTGTGAATCCTGTTCCGAGAAAGTCGTATCGGAAGGGATCGTTCGGCATCTCAAAAGGTGCACCAAACAGGGTGGCAATCATCAATTCTTGCTGGTAGTAGGTCGCTATTTCTGCTGACCATCCGTTAGCGATGAAGTTCGCCGGGGAGTCTATAACAGACAAAACCTTCCCAAGCCCTGTCTTTTCGCACCAGGCCTCATATTCTTTATACATCTTTAATTCGTGCGGTTGCTTTCCGAGATAGCCGCACAGAATCTTGATGGTATCCGACTTCTCCTGAAATTCCTTTATCCGCTCATCCTGAGTCGGAGAGCCGATAACCTTTTCTATGATCGCCTTCGCAATCGGTGCCGGGGTTGACGCCGTGATTTCTTTGAATAAGAAGTCGCCCGGTACGGACTCAACGCCAAAGATCGGCATATTCCGTGCCAGTGATTTCTTTTCCTCGTTAATTCGGGTTGCATCGGCGAGTTGTTTTTCTGCCGCTTCCTGTCGCTCGCCTACCGTCTTTAGTGTACCATTAAGCATTTTCATCGCGTTGGCAAGCTCAAGTATAGTTTGCTCAACGGATTTGAATTGCTCAACTGTGACATAGGCAGGCGCGGTTATTACTGTTGCTGCTGGAGGCATGTTTTCTCTCCTATGATGACCACCATCATAAGGAATTTCGGATTGCGGATTGCGGATTGGAAGAGACATCTTCAATTCCGAATTCCGCAATTCTTCATAATTCCGCAATTCCCCTTCCCCTCCCTAATGTGTTAAAGTCTGAATGATTGTTGAGAGCCTTTGCTCTAAGTCTCCTTCCGTTTGTGGGCTTACGATCGGCTCAATGGCATTGATTTCACGCATGATATTTCTGACTGACGCAATCAGTTCATCTTCTATGATGACAGCCGCTTTAGGAATTACGTCATCAATGGACAGTTGCACCGCCTCATCCCCAATTGTCATTTCGATTTGACGGGGATTTGAGAATACTACCATGCCATTCGCATCACGCATCCAGTCAAGCTGATAGAATACGTCCGCATCTTCGTCGTAACAGATAACCCATGTATCCGTTGTGCCGATGATGACGATATAATGCCATTCACGTCCAATCAATTCTTTTTTGTAATCTTCCACAGCTTTATGGATGTCCCGATGGGTTCGCTCATAGGTGCCGGGAATGGTGAACCGCCCGTACATCTTTTCGGCTTCTTCTTTCAGAAAGACGCCTTCAGAGTCGCTCTCATTTATGGCTTTTATCTCCGCTTGAGTGAGCACCTCCATATCCTTTGAAGCGGGCTCAAATAGAATCCCCTTGTGATCGGTACAATGAGATTTCGCCGCTTTCGCTGTCCAGTCTGATTTCGGATAGCGGAAAGCCTGTTGAGTCAAGGTTGTTTTACCCTTTAACTTACCCATAATCACTGAATAGCCTTTTCCTTCGTGTTGCCGTTTGGTGCGAACAAAAGAATCCTTCTCAAAATCGGAAGGGGAGCGCAGTCGGCAGGCGTGTTCATTAGGATAGGGCTTCTCGCCAGTCACTTCAATCCGCTCTTGGCTTATCAGCCCTTGGGGAATTGCAGATTGCGGATTGCGGATTGCAGATTGAAGAGGATAAGAGTCTCTTAAATTCTTCAATTCCGAAATCCGCAATCCGAAATCCGCAATCGAGACGTCCGCAATTCTTCCTAATTCCCCCTCACAGAGCGGGCAATCAACAATCTTCCCATCCCCATCATATAGCACCCGATGCCCGCATGGGTGGGCTGAAGGTTGCTCAATCAATGCCTCAAGCACCGCTTTCAGTGTCGGGTCTTTCTCGGTTTGGTAGGCTTTGGAAAGCGCAAAGCGGTTAGAGCCGACATTGACAAGCGAGTGCTCAATCATCTCATTCTCCAGAAATGTCCGTCCCTGTTGACCTGGCAGTTTATCCTTTTCGTCGAATGTCCAATCGACAGGGATAAAGCCTACACTCACGGCTCGCATATAAGGGGGGTCTGCGGAGTAGAGTTTCCAGAGTTCAGTCGCCAGTGGCGTGGTGTCAACGGCGAACTGATCGGTGACTGAGAAATCCTTGTCGGTAAACTTGAAATCAACCATCCGAGCCACTGCTGGGACATCGTGCTTATGAGCCCACAAAACGACAGGGTTCTCCTGATATAACTTGAAATCCTTTTCAAAAGATCTGGGCATCACTCGCTCATCGTCTCGGTCTACCGTGTCCGTTGTCACAATGAAGTCGATTCGATGGGTGTCGAGGTCAACGGATTTGATTGCCAGGCTGGTCTTGCGTCGGTAGAACCCCTGCTCAATGGCTTTCTCAATGAGAGTATTCCGTTCCGCCGCTTCAATCTGAATCCCACCGAGAATCATGGAGCGGATGAGATTACGTGTCTTTTCGTCAATTTGCATTATGTGACTCCTTTTTCTTGGGAGGCTTAGGTTTCGGCTTGGGCTTCGGCTTTGGCATTGGACGATTATGAGAGGGTTTGTTATCTTTCACGATGACACCTTTTTCAAAATACTTAGGATTGTGCAACGGCAATTCACCACTTCCCGCGCCGGCCCTTGTGGGTCACCAGGAAACCTGAGCAACGCCCCCCCAACCGTAAATGGCTTATTGAGTAGAACCTGCTGTCCGTCGGCCGCCTGATGGGAAGGTCGGACGCGGGCATCCTTGCTTGACAGCCATTCAACTCCTTCCACAATATCGGCATTCTGCTGATATGCCAACCGTTGCCCGCCATTCACAATCCCCGTCGCTTCGGTTCTGGCGATTATGCGGGCTCGAGGGGCATCGCCGCGCACCGTCCCCTGAAAGACTTTCTGAATCCGCTCGGTCATCTGCTCAATGGATTCACCGTTTCGGATAGCTTCTCTCAGGGTTTCACGCAGCGCATCGCCAATCGAATCGGTCAAGCCATTGGCGAAGTTGAAAACCTTTTCGTCGAGGAACAGTAACACCTGTGGATTTAAGACATCCCATGCTCCTTGAATCTTTGCCCGTTTGAGTCCAAACTTGCCAGCGTCATCGACCAACTCCGTAAACTCAAGAAAGGCTGCGTCTTTCCAGATATGCCATTCCAACGCCTGCTGTTTGTTGATGCCATTTAAGACTTCGACGGGTTCCTTCGTTAGGGAATTGCGGAATGATCCGAATTGCGGATTTCGGATTGATGATTTCGGAATTGACTGGCTCGTTGTCTTTACATACTCGATTTTGATTGCGTCAATGTACCGTTCCTCTTGTGTTGTGAATAAGCCAACGAGCCAGTCAAACAAGCGGTTCTCAACCTTCGTAAACCGCTTATCAACGACCTCCCACAGCGCCGTTCGAAGGCGTCTTTCTGAAAGAAGAAGCCGATCAGTCTGCCTCCGTTTCAGCTTCATCGGCTGACGGAAGTTCTTTGCGATGGCTCGCTATCTGTTGCGCGTATGGGTAAGACGCATAGCCCGCTTCAATCGGTTGCATAGGTCGCTGGTAGAGGTAATAGGATTGAACCGAAACGGGGTTCGCCAGGTCAACTGGCGCAAGTCCCATCGGCAAATAAATTGGGTCTTTTGGGAGATCGGTTAATCCGTAAACTTTCTCTCTCACCTCTTGCACTGACATCCCAGAGATAATCAAATCCTTACCCGCTTTTGCTAGCTCTGTCCAGTTCGGCTGTAATTCTTCAATCGTGCTGGTGTCAATGATGATTGAATTTCCTGCGCCAAGCAGGGATTCAAGGTCTATCGTAAATTGTTCAACTTTATTTTCTTCTTTTGGAATGATAGTATCTTTCCAGAAGATTTGGCGTTGCTCGGCGATTCCCAGAGAGCGGGTCGAGCCATCCATTCCAGCAAACGCCATGACCATCGCGGGCGGAACATTTAGCACGGCAAGGGTCTCATCGCGGGTCCAGCGGAGTAGGTTCAAAAAGTCTAAATCTTTGTGCTGATTGGGGAATGGGGTAAAGGTTGCGCCGCCCTGCGCGATAAACGGCATCCACGCATTTTTAATGCCTTGATGCTTTTCTTTGAACTGCTCGGAAATCGCTTTATATTGCGCGGGTTGCAAGGTTTCGGGGAACACCAATACGCCAGGGGGCAACGCGCCATTCTCAAAAAAGAGTTGATTCCACTTTCGGGCGTGCATCTCGGTGATGAAAGAGATCAGGAGGGGTTGAAGCGGAGACATGCCGTACCAGCTATTGTAGGAGTGAGCATAGCGGACGTGAATCATATTCTCTGGCTCAATCGGTAGCCACGCTTCTCCGCCCGCGATCGACATTTTTTCACTGACATCTCCTCTCGTCAACCATGCCTTCGTCTTGTGAATATGCTCGTCAAATTCCTTACGAGAGATGTACATCGCCTCATCTTGTCGTAAGGTCCACAGCCGTCCTTGAACCGTCTGCGCTGGCTTGAACGCTGCCTCACTTTTATAGGCATAGCCGAGAATTGATCGCCCGTCGGGCCCCGGCACAATCCGTACCCGTGAGGTTCGCAATAGCCAAAACTGATTAGACTCATTATCCCAGAAAATGAACCCATTACCCGTCGTGTCCAATGAGATTTGTAGACACTGGCGGAGGTGATTCCAACTCATCAGGGGATTGGGACGGATTGGCAACGGAGAGGGTATATCCTCCCTGTTTCGGTCAACGACCCTCCAGGGGATGGATGCAGACTTTTCGGCAATGACATTGATCGCCGCATAAATCCATACCCCCGCCCCGTAACTCTGTTCCAATTCCTCTTGTGTGGCGTCAATTTTAGGCGGCTCAACTTTCGCTTTTAGATTGACGAGTTGCACTGCCTTCTCTGCCCGCTGTTGCAAGGCATAGAATAATTCCGCCTCTTGCGCTTGTTTCAAGAGTAGCAGTTTGGTACGATATGCGTACAATCGGTCAATGATGGGACCCACAAGGGGATTGATTAGATTCATTGCTAAATTCTCGGGGAATTGTAGATTGAAAGACATTTTGAAAACTCAATTCCGAAATCCGCAATTCGGATCATTCCGCAATTCATAAAAAAGGCTCACCTCAAGGCTGATCGATCAGGTGAGCCTCTTTTCACACTATACGATTTTTCTGATGTTTAGTCCATATAAAATACAATAAAATCAGGGACTTGTCAAGAAGAATCAAAAAAAGACGAATTATTTTGTTAAACAATGTATTTTTACTTGACAAGTCTCAAGGTGATATGTTATAATATCCGCAACAAGGGGAAGCGCATCGCAAGCCCCGAATCGCCCGAAAGGGCAAAAGGAGATTTGAAATGTTTGAGCAAATATTTGACCCACCGCCGATGGCCGGCGGAACTGAGAAACAAATCGCGTGGGCAACGAAAATCCGCCAGAGGATGATGGATGAGATGTACGCCCACGCCGCACGGGCGGCTGATAAAGCAGCCAATGCGGGAAACCATCCCACACCCCAGCAGGAACAGGAAATCTCTCGGATGCTGGCATGGGTGGAAGGGCGCGATGCTCAATGGTGGATTGAGAATCGCGCAAGGGGCGCGCGCGAACTGTTCATCCTCGCACGGCCCTAATCGAGGGGACCCAGCAGTGACAGTGCCGGGGTTAAGGACTTTCAAGGTGAGAAGCCTGGGAACCGGGTCCCAAGTCCCGGACACAAAGGAGACTTAAAATGAACCAGAGAGGAATCACTTGCAAGGTCACGAAAACTGACGGGAAGAGCGCAACAATTCCCGTCATCATCTTCGGCGGCTACTGTACCGTTGATCCCAGTACAAAGCCCTACGTTACGCGAGACTTAATCGCTCTCGCTGGCGTATCAGAAGCGGTCGCCAACAAGAAATTTTCCGCCCTGACCGAGCAGGAGCGGAAGGCAGTTCTCAAGCTCGGTGAGAACCTGGACGGGACAATCGTAGTCGATTGCGCCGTCGAGCGGGAGGCGGAGAACGTGAGGAGCGAAGCCGAAAAAGACGCAAAAAACGTATTCCTCCGAACCAAGGGGTTCGTGTGGAAAAAAGAGAGTCGCTACATCTCCGCCGGGCAGGCACATCTTTACAACCTGCCCGACTCCAGTGAGGGAGACTTTGTATTCCCCTGGATTCTACGCGGACCCGATGGGCAGGAGGTCAAGATAAGCGAAACCCTCCTCACCGAACTCGGCTATTACGGCGAGGAACGGAAGGCTGAGCTCGCTCGTAGCAAAGAGCGAGCGGTAGAGATCAAGGCCGCCAAAGCCGAAATCGAACAGTTTTTCGCGCAAACCCCGCACGAAACCCCCCGCGAATGCGAACCCCGTGGGGAGCGCATCATCATCGGGCGCGGTTTCGACCCCTACGGCGGGGGCACAGAGTATCTAATCGAGGGCGAGGTTGCCCTATGGACCATCCGCAATAACGGGAGGGATGGGGATGACTGGTCGCGCAACAACTACGCGACCGGGGGCGCAGGCGCAATCGCCAGCCGATATCCGTATTGCCAGCGCATCGCCGACCTGATGCGCTTCGTCGCCGAATAAGCGAATTTGCGAGTGACGAATTTGCGAATGGGCGAATTTGCGAGTGAATTATTCCCTATTCGCAGATTCGCAGATTCGCTCATCTAATCGAACCAGTATGGAATCCCCGGACCCAAGGGGTACAATATCGGGCAAATTCATGGGTGGCACCGACCCGAACGGGGTGCGGAGGAGAAACATGATAGCAACCGCAATCCAGGCCGCGATTCAGGCGGCACAGGAAGCCACGGGTGTGGTAGAGATCAAACTCGATGCCCCAACCCACGAGGCCCATGAGGCCATCGTTGGGAACGGTGGCACGTTTGTACGCGATGAGTACACGGTGTGGTGTCGTTCTGACACCTGTGCCCACAACTCCCACGACGCGGGGCAGGATTTTTCGGTGTACGAGGTCCCCGCCTCTTGGGTTGAGGAGGCCAAGGACCCAGCGGTGGAGAGGGTTTTCGCTTGTTCTAATGATACAAGCGAATACTCGTATCGTGTGTGCCTTGTCATTCCATCTCTCCCCCCTGTCGCAATCGAGGAGGGCGGAGAGAGGCATTATGCCAACCGCAGTCGGCTAATACCACTCACTCGCCCCCTCTAAATTTCACCCGCGCAAGGTAAGCGCCGCGGGATAGAAGTCGGGGAAAGGAGAAAACACAATGATTTGGGATTTTGAGGGGCAACCCCTCAACCTCGAAGCCGCCGCGCAGGATGCGCTGGAATGGCTTGAGATTCTGTACAGTCAGCAGCCGCACTTAGACCACAAATCATATCGTGCGTTGAGGCGGTGCATCGAAAAGCTCAAACTGTTCTTGGAGGAGGAGAAACCCAATGACCCAAGAACAGTTTGAAGCCTGGTGATTACATCATTTTTGACAGTGAGGTCGAGCGCGTCGAGTGCGTTTATAAGTCCGTTATCGTCCACGCCATCAAGCGAGTCGCCGCAAGGCGGTTTGAGGCGCGGACGAAAGTAGAACGGATTGGAGACGGAGAATAAAATAGCCCGCCCGCGTGTGTTACGCCCACGCGGGCGGGCTATTTCACTACCATCTTTTTCTTCCAGTCCGTTCTCTCCCTTATCTGCTCGTCGGTCTTGAGTTCAATCAACCCCCCGCAATATGAACAAACAATCCTTCCCACCCTTAAAACCGCCAATGCAATCGCCTCATCAACTTTTATGCGATTTTTGCATCGCGGGCATTGGATTCGCATAATTTAATCCTCCCCTACAAAAAGACTAGATATTTTGAAATATCCTGATTCTCTTTTGCCATGACAACGGCATCACCGCAGTCTGGCGACCTGCCAAGTCTCTTGATAATCTCATCTTTTGACTCAACCTGAATGCCCCGCGCGGTCAGCTTCCAGCGAGGCGCGCAAAGATCGGAGAGCAATTCAGGGTCGGGCGGCAACGCAATCCCTTCTCCATTCAACGAATCTAATGCCTCCCGAAACTGCCACCATGATTCCGCCCGCTTGTTGGCGAAATGGAGTTTACCCGTTTTGTCGGTTGCACGGCTCTTGCTTGCGGCATTGTAGCCAATCACGTTCATTGCATTAGACACGAGAATATCGTAAGGGGACGCACCTACTCCGATGATGTCGATGATGATAGTAGTATCTTGCTCTTTTTCTTCCAGTGCCCCCTTGATGAATGTCGCAACGGCATTTCCGTCTTTTGACTGACTACCAGGAATCTTGATGAGTGGCGCATACCAATGCCCATATCGCTTAGATAGGATGGTCTGGTCTTTTCCGCCGCGCGCCACGTCACACCCTAGAGTCGATAACGGTATATCGGGCTTCTCCGATGTTTCCCAAAGCCGTTGTGCCTGCCGTATCCATTCGGTAGGGATGACTTGATAGGGATTGTCCTCAACTGAGATGTTAAAATCTCCATACAGCAGTTGAGATCGCAAGGGTTCGGGCAAGCCCTGAAGCGTTGCCTCGTAATCTGTATTCACAAGATAGGGATTATCAGAGAGCCGAGCCGGGATGAAGGTTCGGCTTCTGGGTTGAATCGTCTCTCCCTTCCACTCAAACGGCTGTCCATCTTCACGTTCAACGTCGTCTCCGTCAATCACGGCATACCAGCGCAATTCGCCATGCTTTGCTGGATTCCGATGCTGTGGGTCAAGCCATGCCCCCCAACGCCTTATCACCCATTCACCGTCAGTATTCATTGGAGGGTTGCCACATGCCATCACCCTGACCCTTTGATTCTTTTTCGTAGAACGTGCCCACCCAATCAAGAATCGGTATTGCGATTCAGAGAAAGCGGAGATTTCGTCGAAAGCCTTGAGATCGTGGGGACGCCCCTGATACCGATGCTTGTCATCCTCATGTTGACATGCGCCAAACTCTAGTTGACGCCCTCCTGGAATACCACGCCAAAGCATCGACTGACCATTAAATTTGGCAGTAGTGCCTCGTAATAGGCTTCGGCTCTCATCTATCATTTCTTTGAGCTGAGGATATTCACGGCGAAAAATGATGGACTTTCGGTGCTGAGTCAAAGCCAGCAAAATTAGCAAAAAACTTTTCCCGCCTCCTGCCGATCCCCCGAAATAGACTTCAAAGGCTTCAGAGTGCATGGCTTCAATCTGGGGTCCCGGGTTCGGCTTCCATATCGGGGTCGTCATCGGAGGCCGTTCCGCGATCAGCCCCCTCCGCTTCATCTCCGCTTCGATCAGCAGTATCTCCTGGGTCATCAGAATCTGATCCACTGAAGCGGGCAAGTAGGACTTTGTAGTGTGCGGTAAGTTCATCATTGCTCATTCCCATAATCTTTATGAACTCGGTTGGCATCCCAAGTGTCTCTCTCTCAATCTTGACACCACTTTCGATGAATTGGCGAGCATCGGAGGGCTTTATATCGGCGGGGTCTTTCTGAAGGATTTTCAACACCTCTGCACCAATCACCTGCATGGCTTCGGCTAATCTTCTATGACGTTTGTTAGCATCGGATATCGCTTCCTGCTCGCCAATTAGCCGTTGACGCCGCTGCTCGTTATCGTAAGCCTGCGCTCGTTCCTTCCATTTCCATTCCTGAGATACCAATATCCATTGTGCCGGCGCTCTTTTAGCTTTGCTTTGATTTGGTTCTTTTAGCTTCCACTGACGCCACGCTTCCTCAATAGACCGACTGCTCGGCGGAAGGACTCGATAATATGAATCAAACCGACTAAACCACCGATGGGGCTCGTCTGGTTGTTGGTCCCATACGTTCATTCTTTTTTACCCGCCTCCCCTTTTTATCACTGACACCTCATTCAATATCGGGGCGTCGTCGTGAATGCGCTTCTCTGCCAACGCCACATACTCGGCTTCCATATCGATCCCCACGCCATTATAGCCGAGCCTGGCGCATGCAATCAGGGCACTACCACTTCCCAGAAAGGGGTCAAGCAATAGCCCACCACCCGGTGGGGACAGCAGTTTTAGAAGATAATCAAGCAGGGCTATCGGCTTGACGGTTGGGTGATTATTATCATGACCGCGCTCTGCTGGCGAGGCCTTGGCTGAGTAGAAAAAGCGGGAGGCACTCCCTGAATCCGCATGACGATAAGCAATCGTAGGCGTCATGCCAACAAACCAGGAGCTGTCCCCACTTCTTTGGAATGCCATATTGGGGCGTATGCTAGTTCCCGTCTCTGGCATCCCCGCCATCACCTCATCACTTCCATCGAGGATAACGTTTTTGGGATAACGCCCCAAATCATCTGATGGGTTGGGCATCGACTTCTTTTCGGGGCCCGTTCTATCTCTCAGTTTCCCCCTTGCTTCACTATCTCTTGCCTTTTCGTTGTTCATGGCAAAACCATAAGTTTTTTGCATGGCTGTTTGGCTTTCACCTTCAATAGGTATTCGTCCAGCGTCTATATTCAATCCCGCTACCCCCCATTGAAGGGCATTCTCGGCGAAGGTGGTATCTATCGGCTTCATGGCTAGAATAATCGGCTCATAAGCCGGGGCGAGTTGAGATCTATAACCATCGAATCGCTTGGCTTCAGGGAAGG